ATTTTAATTCTAGGAGGCATCCCTGCGGCGCCGTAAATTTCAAGCGCGTAATCTGGCGCGAGAACAATTTCATCCAAACGCCATCCGTTTACTAAGTCTTTTTTATAAACGTAGACGGCGGATCTGTTGAAGTCAGTATGGAAATTGTTTCCGAAGCCTGGAGCAGCTCCAACTGCTGTCGAGACAGCAAGTACAATCTTATTTGGGCCTGCGGCTTGAATATAAGTTTTGGCCGATACTGAAGCGGCGCTTACTTTAAAACCTTCAAAAATACCTTCGAAAAACGGGAATGTATCTTCAAGTTCAAATAATCCCGAGTCGCCCACTTTATATATATTTATTTCTTTGCTGCCCGACCAATGCGCTGCAAATCTTTTTTGATTTGGGAAAAAAGACAATTGATCTATACGATCATACAGGTCGCTGCGATCATGGGTTTCATGATGAATAAATTGAAGCGGATACCAAAATCCATTGTCAGACATTTCAAAAATTGCTACGCCGTTTTTTGAGCTAGTGTTACTGGTTCCGAGTCGTTCCCGCGCCTTATGAGCCAAAAGTGAATCTTGTGCGTCAAGAATTTGCGAATCGCTATCGAAATCAATATTTTTGAGTGTCTGATCAGATAGTCTCACCGACTGTATACTCATATTTGTTGGGTGAACTGCCTGGGTGCTATAAGAAGGATTCGCTAAGGGTGGCCCCAAAAATGCATACTCAACAATCCCGTAAGTCATAACAATTCTCCTTTTTGTAATTTGCCTAACTTGAGCACTAAAGAATTTTATCCAAACATAATCTGTATCACTATTGTTTACTATGGTAGTTCCTTCATCCTCAACCCTGATACCATTATAATCTACTACTCTAAGAACTTGGTCAGGTAATAGCTGATTAGGATCTCTAACTGAACCTATTATTATTCCCGATGCGAAAGTCATCAAATTTCTATAATTTCCTGAGTTAGGAAGGGTACTATTAATGGAACATGTCAAGATGGCGGATTTTCTGGGACTAACTCTCAAGAATAAAGAGTGCGTACAAGAAGTTGGAAACCCACCGTATCCTGTACTTATTCGTATCAAACCAACCAAGCCGATTACAGTAGTAAATACTACGCGACTGTTACTATTAACACTACTGCTATTATTGTACGTACCACCATAATTTGAAACTATGTCAAAATCTGGTCCCTCCGCCATGCCTCTTAATGTGCCACACTCGGGGATGCCATCTCGAATCATTTGGAACGAGTTATCGTTGTTATGATCCATTCCTTGTGCCATATTTTTGTAAATAAAAATTTGCCCGCTTTCTCTGCCATGATTATACGATTCCCGCCCCCAAGCTGAATCCGATACAAATAACGATTTATCAAGAATTGCTAAAGATTGACCAAAGTTTTTATTATACCTGCCACCAGGTGTCTGTCGGCGTGAATGTTTATTAAATACTACGTTCGGGTCATAAAATAAAGTTTCAGATTCTCCATACAATATATTATCTTTTCTAAATCTCTTGTCTTCAATTAGGTGTTTTATGTTATAGGTTTCTGGAACCCAAACTTTTTTAAGTTTTGCATCATAAGTTCTAGTTGGTATATTGTCAAAATTTGTAGAATTTATTTTTGTAGCGACGAGGGCAGAACTCGGATAACTATACGTAGTATTGAACTGCTCGTTAATTGAGTCTAATACCACAGTTCTCTCTATAAGGGACGAACTCTGTTCGAACATATCTTTAGAAATTCTTACGTATTTAGGAAACCTTGATTTCAATTGAGCTATAGTTAAGTTACTATATTCGGGGTCACTTTGCTGTAATGACCGCCAAGAATCAAAATTCAAAGTTGGCCCCTGCACTAAATATCCACCTGCGGTTTGACCATTATAAGTAGTTTGTATAATTTCAACTGAATCGGCAACATTTAAGAATCCCCATTCAAGTCTCATTGTAACAAAAGAGTCTGTAGGATTTCCTATTCTAAAAACGAGGTCTACTTCCAAGTCACCTCCACCATACCAGTTAGGTTTATCGGTAACTTTATAGTCTTTTTCAGCTACGTGCAAAGTATCGTTAAGTCTTTTAATATCAAATATTGGACTTACAGAATCCACATTTGGGTTCCTTACTATATGTGTATACGCTTGTCTATCTACAGGATCTTCCGTTAAAGAATTCCAATTGGAATAATTTACTCCGTCTCTTATATCATCTTGATTGACAAATCCGCCTCCTGGATTAGATGATTGTACAGTATACGTAGGTTCAGCCCCTCCAGTCGTCAATATTAAAAGTCCTGTATCAAAATACGAGCCAGTTGAATTTAAAGCAAACTCATCATCGAATCTTGTTTCGAGCAAAACTTTAGTTGAGCCAGAGGGCGATGTAAACGTGCCCACGAATTGATCTCCTAGATCTCCTACCGTAACAAATCCAGAAAAATTTCCACTTTCCACTTTTAATCCTTGATATACGCCGTTTTTAAATTCATCATAACGCAGTGCCCCTGTTCCCACTACCGTCCCACTGTTGTAATCCCAACCATCATCTGGCTCATCTAATTCTTCGCCAAAAAATCCCGTTCCTACTTTGCTAAAATAAATTGACTCTCCAGTGTAGCCCTCTACTTCGTACGAACCTTTAAATCGACCGCTATCTAGTATAGAAAAACTTCCTAAACCCCCATTATTAATTGTTGTTATATCTAATATTGGCTGATCATATATTTCTCCATCTCCGAATATAAAAGGATTATTGGCATTATTGAAAGTTAATTCAATTGGAGCAGCTGTTGTATAGTTGTCTCCAACATTAATTACATTTAAGCCAGTTAATCTTAATATTTTTGTTGTTTGTACAAATCTAAATTGGCTTGTATCATTGTTAGCATAAACGCCTTCATTTATTGATACAATTTCATCAAATTCTTCAAAAAGAGGCTCTGCAACTACTCTGGTAGCTCCGAAAGTAACTCCAGCGTTAGCTTTTCCCAGCAAAGAAAAACTAATTTGTCTTTGATTTATAGGTTGAGAAAAGTCAGGAATAGGTGAACTTTCCTCTAGACCGTATCTATAATTAACGGATACGTTTGGAAAGTTATAGCCATCTCTAATTCTGCTCATAGTGTTTTAATTTTTAAGATACTGTGCCGATTACAGGTTGAGGAAAACTAGGATGAATCGTCGAAATTTTATTAATAAGTCCGCCCAGGGTTATATCAAGAATATTGTTTATGTCTGCATCTGGGTCAAAGTCATCACTCCAGAACCATATACCAGAACCAGTGTAGTACGCAATCCATCTAAAGTTTGCGCCGTTCCTGCTTAATTTTATTGTATATGTAAACGTGCTATCAGTTTTTGTGTAGGTTAATTCGGTAAAATTGTTGCTATCGAATCTATAAGTTCCATTAAAATCTACTCCTGAACTCCCAGAGCCATCAGGATAGAAACCTTGAAGAGTAATAGTGGATCCAGAACTTGGAATATCGCTCTCAAGAAGTAAAAAACCAACTTTCGCGGCGGACGAGCTACTGTTCGCCTGACCTACAAATCTCCAGTCAGAATGCGGAATATTTATTGGAACATCACTAGTGTAACTACTGTTGGTTATATATTCAACTGTACCCGATGGCCTATTCAAATTAATATTGCCGTAAAATTTCCAACGATTATTTGAAGTTTTTTCTATATAGTTTGTAGGTCCAGAATTACGAATATACTCCCATCTATTCTCTTGTGGGTCATACGTCCATGTGTTGGTATTAAAAGAACCTCGACCCCAAGAAAACGTTACTATATTATCACCTATAACCTCAACCGTCCTAGTGGCAGTGCCTGTATTCCCAGAGGCATCTGTTGCAGAGTAGGTTACTGTGTAAATGCCTTCTGCAGACATATTCACTGCATTATTAATGGAGACAAATTCGTTACCATCTGAAGTAGCACCAGGGTCGGTGTATGTAGAGTCTCTAACAACTAGCAATGGGTTATCACCCAATACCGTAATTACTGGAGGCACAGTATCTATAACGCTAACGAGTCTAATTGCGGTTCCTGTATTTCCAGAGGCATCTGTAGCAAAATAGATGACTTGGTGTCTATTCGGAACACTTGTGTCTATGTTACCATTTATAACAGTAATAGTTTCTCCGCCATCTGAAGTTGCACCAGCGTCGGTGTAAACAGTTCCTTGTTGTATTGTCAATGGATTACTGCCTAAAATAGTTATCACTGGAGCTGTTTTTTCAATAACATTTACAACTCTAGTGGCAGTGCTTGTATTCCCAGAGGCATCTGTTGCAGAGTAGGTTACTGTGTAACTTCCCACTACCTGATCATCGACATTACTGATAACAGAAACAGCTTCTCCGTTATCTGCAAATGCGCCCTCATCAACGAATGAGTCTACCCCTAATTCTATTATTTGTGGATTATCTCCTACAATTATTATTGTAGGCCCTGTTAAATCTACTAGTGATTTTGCTGTGGCCGAAGAATAAGATTCTACTTCTAATACTGGAACATCATTTAAATATACAGCTTGTAGAACATCTACACCATTTAGAAGTGCTCCTTCTGGATTAACAAAACCTTCTATTTCGCCTTCGCATAAAAGATCTAAGCTACTTAAAAAATCCGTACTTCTTAAAAAGTTTCCATCTGGTTGAGGCATGAGAGAATAGTTTACATCCGCATCATCTTTGGAAGAACCCCTTCCCTTAAAAGATTTTAAAATTTTATTCTTAAACACTCTCATGTTACATATATTCGTTTTTCAACAAGCTTAAATTTAAAAACTCAGAAATTTGATTTTTAATGTTATCAGGATATCCAAAATCAGTATTATCAAAATTATTATTAGATAAATCTTTATTAGTTATAGACGAGCTAACAATTTGAGATCCAACCCTTAATCTACCATAACCCAATGGTAGAGCCTGTCCTTGCTTTGCCAAATTCTCTGGACTAGCAAACATATAACTCTCTCCCTTTATAGATGCTTCTATTCTCTTATCGTCTAAAGCCTCCGCGGGAAACAATAAATATTGTATCCCCGCTATAATTAGGTTGACTATTAAAGTAGCTATAATAGTTACTGGGTCGGCCCCCAAAATGCAAGGGACAAACTGTATATTAGATTCTGGTTTTATGTTTGTAAAATCATTTACATTTTGTACTACTTCTTTATCTATTATTATTTGATAGTTAATGCCCTCTTGAGATTGTCTTATTAGGTAAGACTTAAATTCTGGATTAATACTATTTATAGCTGAAACCGCGTTTTTCAAATTATGTATATTGTAAAACTCAAAGCTTTCGCCGAATTTTTTTGCTAATTTTCCATGTAATATTATTTTTGTTTTCATTATGTTGTAGGGTTCAGATATTCTTCTCCTGATTGGCCAAAATTATCTGTATTTTCTATTTCTCTGAAAACGGACCATTCTATAGGTTTTTTATGCTGCATTACTAATTTACTGCCTATTCTTAATCGCCCATAACCAACTGGAATTTTTGAACCTTGAGTCGGTTTGTTTTCAAGACCCGAAAACCTAGTGCTTTGCAATACTACCACTTTTTCGGCTCCTACATTTTCTTGCTCTGCAGTGGGGCTTATCATACCCATAATTCCGCTAATTACAGTATTTGTAACAAAACTACCCAAAAAAGAGCCAAATAATTGACTACCGATCATGGAAGCCAATGCACCAATATTACCACAAATAATCGGGACTATGTGGTAGTCCCCATCTAACTTTACTGTTTCATAAAGAACGCCCTTTTGAGCCTGCCGCTGAATGAATAATTTGAAACCATTAAATTTCATATTCAAAATATCAAATAAAAATGATTCGTCAATGTCAGAAGGTATATCTAATTCTTCTTCAAATTTTTTAGCTATAATTCCATGTAATTTTATCGACATAGTTCTTCTTTCATTTTTTCCACTAATTCTCGATTTGTGTCTAAAAACTCTGGCTCGTAAACAGAAAATTTTCCAGTCTTATTTGAAAATACTACAAATGGTATGCACGTAGCTTCTGAGCAGGTTTCATCGTATTTACTTAATTTCTCGTTACCGCTAGGGTGAGAATGAAAAACTGCTACTAAATTATTATTTTGTTTAGCATATAAAAAACTTTTAGCAGAAATGTAAAACTCGGAACTTTTATCTTCAGCCATATTTTCTACTTCTAAAATATTAAATTCTCCATCCTCAAAGCAAATGAAGCCGCAGACTTCTTCATTTTGTTTCTTAAATGCCGTTTTTTTTATTTTTCTTGCAATCATTAATAACTAAAGTTATCTGTTCCAGGAAACCCACCAAAAGGTAGCGTTTGATCAGTGTTTATTCCGTCCTCGTTAATAAAATCTTCGTTATCAAATCTCATCTTACAGGCGGATATTTTTTTAGAACAACAGTCTTTTACCCAAAGATCAGATCGAATATTTGGTTTAAAGGCATCAGAACTGGGGATATGACCAGATTTGCATACATAATACACTGGGTGGTTTTGAAAATAGTTTGCGGTAAATCCTTGGGAATTAGCTACTCGATCACTGACCGTAAATATATAATCTCCTACTGCGTATGTGTGGTTTCCTGTGTTCCACCTACCACTGTCTTTTAGAACGCCTCCAGCGCCGTCGTCGTGTATGGCGTCCGATGTTTTATTAATAGGAAATAATTCTGGATTTAGTTGCCAGTTGTTTGCTCCATCTGCTACAACAAATGAACTATCTTTAATATCTGCTATTGGTCTGTCAAATCCATCAGTTAAGCTGGCCGATTTGGACCCGTATCTGCACCCATACCCCCTATAAACCCAGTTACAGTATCTTGCTGATATTTCCCTATTGGGTATATTAACATTTTCTAGCTCCAAGCTAGAGACTAGCTCAAACTCAGCCATCATTTTATTTTCCATGACCTTCCTAGATACAAAAAACTTTTCGTCTCCAAGTCTTGCATTTGGGTCTGCTTCTCCCCAAGGGTTTTTATTGTCAGGGAAGTTGACGTCGTCTAGAAATTTTATAAAAGTTCTCCGCCTCACTAACTTTGCGCCATTTAAGTTATTATATTTTCTTAACATTGACGAAACATATAAGCCAGCATTAGATACTCTAAGTTTTGGTCTTGGTAATCCTTGATCACCTAATACTTCGAACCCATCAGCTTCAACAGGTATGGGTATATATTCTTGACCATCAAAAACAATTGGCTTAGCTAATCCATTAGAACCTCCATGAAAATAAAGTACAGCTTGAGAATCGTTCTGGTAATCGTAATATAGAGCATACAAATCGACTAAAGAAGTTGACTCTAAATTTAATATCTCTGTAAATACCTTTTGATTAATGCCTTTTGCCATATATACAATTACACATGAATTACTCCTATCATAAATTTAAAAAAGAAGATTCCAATGATGTTTTTAAAATTTTTTTAAAATTTCAAGAACAAACAAAAATTGAAACATTTTCAAATTTAACGAACGGACAAAGTCCTGGGTTCACAGAGATTTATTTAAGAGAAGAGCTGAGAAAGATGATTCGAAACAACAAGACTTATGTAGGAACTTGTGACGGAGAAATTTTCGGATTTGCATGTTTTACTGAAAGTAAAATTAGAAAAGATGCCTTAGATTTATTGATAGTCTGCAAAAAACCAAATAAAAGGTTTAATCTTAAGATGAAATACTTACTATTAGATGTCTTTAAAGAAGCAAAGAGAGAATCAAATAAAAGCTTAATTTTAGCCTCGCTAGGGCCAAGATCGAAATTTAATTCATATAAAAATTTTGTTATTAGGGTTTTTAAGCCCAAAATCATAAGAAAAAACGAACTCAAAAGGACAATAATACAATTCAATGATTAGAAAATACCAACCCTCAGACTACGATTTCGTACTCAATGGAGTGGCATCAATTCAAAAAAAGATCAAAATGTCTGGAATGCCCTTAGTTTCCAAAAATAGGAGATCAAAGCAAGAAATGTCTGCCAGATTTCTTAAAAAGTTAATAATCGCCCAAAATCTTTGTTTCATTTTTTTAAATTCAGAAGGTCAAAGGGTTGCGTTTACTTGTTTCAAGCCCATAAATAGTAAAATCTGTTTTTTCGAATTTTTCTTCAAGGACGAAAGAGCTCCAATGCACTCGGCTCTTGTAAATGAATTCAAAAACCACGTAAAAGAAGTAAAAGAACAATATAAATTTGATGAAATGTATGCCAACCTAATAAAGCGAGAAAAGTATGAAAAATGGATAAGTATGGCGAAGAAACACCTTAACGCAGAAGTCGTCTCAAGTGAAAAGAACAAAAAAACAGTAAAATTAAATATTTAATATTTAATTTCGACCTCTCAATATTAGTGTAATAATTACCATGGCAGACAAAAGAATATCGCAACTTACGGAACTAACCCTACCCAATGCAGAAACTGATATTTTAGTGGTTATAGACACTTCTACAAATAAAACTAAGAGAGCTGCACCCAAGAAACTGCCAATTAGTGATTCCGCCATAAATCATTCCTATAAGTATACTACAGACATTATTTCAGATACAATACGAACGCGAAATCTTACTAGCATTTCTGAGACTAATGGTTCATACTCGAATGACACCAATTTAACTTATATCTACATGGGTAGTGCGGTTACTTCTCTTGGAACTAAGGCGTTCTTCGGTTGCACAAATCTTTCTGAAGTAGTTCTTCCTCCCAATATAACCTCGATTGGAAGTAGCGCATTCTATGACTGCTCTGGCCTTACAAGCGTTACCATCCCCAACAGAGTAACCTCGATTGGAAGTAGTGCGTTCTATAACTGTAATAGCCTGACGGCTATTGCTATCCCTGATACTGTGCAAAGTATAGCACCAACTGCATTCACTGACTGCTCTAGCCTAACAAGCATTACGATCCCCGACAGCGTGACCTCGATATCATTTGGCACTTTCGCCAGATGTACCTCTATTACTACCGCTACGATTGGCAGCAGTGTAGGTCTGATTCAAGAAGGTTGTTTTCAAAACTGCACTAGCTTAACAAGGGTTGACTGCCTTGCTAAAATAGCTCCACATTTAGAGGGCGGAAACCACTTTAACAATGTTCCAGCAACAGAAATTCACGTTCCATTTGGAGCTAAAGCAAGTTATCAAAACCCATTTGATGAATATGCGAATCCGATTGCAGGAGATGGAATCACATACGCGGGTTTAATAATCATTGACGATTTATAATATTATGGCAGATCAAAAAATATCAGACCTCAGAGAATTAATCTCATCTAATGCGATAAACGATGTCGCTCCAATAGTTGATATTAGCGCTGGCGAAACTAAAAAAATTGCCTTGGCTAATTTGCCCATATCTGAATCCGCCATTTATCATTCTTATCCTTATACTGTCGATTTTGATGGAGGAACAGCCCAAACACGAAATTTAACAAGTCTTAATGATTCTCAATTTTCAAGTAGTGTCGATTCTGTTTATGTTGGTAATAACGTTACCTCGATTGCGAGTAGTACATTCAAAGATAATGGCAATCTGACTAGCGTTACTATTAGTGACAGTGTAGCCTCGATTGGAAGTAAAGCTTTCTCTTATTGTACTGGTTTAACAAGCCTCGCGATTGGCAGTAGCGTGGCTACAATTGGAAGTCAGTCGTTTGAATACTGCACTAGCCTTACTAGCGTCGCCATCCCAGCAAATGCTGGGATTGGGAATTTCGCATTTATGGGTTGCGGTAACCTGACAAATATCTCGTTTGGCGATAATGTAACTGAGATTGGGTCTGTTGCTTTCTATGGCTGTAGTAGCTTAAGCGGCATTACCCTACCTGAGGGTTTAACTTCAATTAAAGATGGTACATTTTCATACTGCAGTAGCCTAACGACTATTACAATTCCTAGCGGCGTGACCTCGATTGGAAAAGAAGCTTTCCAAGACTGCACTAGCCTAAGAACTATTAACCTACTCTCGACAACCCCTCCACAAGTTGGAGAGGCTGCATTCTTAAACGTTGCGCCTAATGCGGAACTTCACGTTCCAGTTAACTCAACTTATTCAGATATACTTTCTTTTGGAGGATTTCAAGTAATTAAAGATTTATAATAACATTATGCCAGACAGAACAATAACAGAACTAATTCAGTCAGCTGAGGTGCTATCTCCAAGTGATATTTTGCCAGTTGTCGACATCAGCAAAGCAGAAACCAAAAAAATTAAATTGTCTCATTTGCCGATGAGCAATGCTGCTTTGCGAACATCTTTTCCTTACACTACATATTTTAAGGGTTCAGATGCGATTAAGATAATCAACGTAACAACCATTGACCATGGTCTTGGTTTCTGGAATCCAGTCGGCACAGCGATTGATATTCAAATTGGATCAAATGTAACCTTGATTGCCCCTAACGCCTTTTTGAGTTCTGGTTTAACGAATATCTCAATTCCAGATAGCGTGACCTCCGTTGGCAGTAATGCTTTCCAAAATTGCTCTAGTCTGACCAGCGTTACAATCGGCGACAGAGTGACTTCGATTGGAGCTTACGCATTTAAAGACTGCACCAGCTTGCCTAGTATTATTATTCCCGAGGGCGTAGACACGATTGGAAATAACACGTTCCAAGGCTGCACTAGCCTTACTAGTGTTACGATTGCTGGCGACCTTACCTCTATGGGTAATTATGTTTTCAGAGAAGCTCCTATAACTAGTTTTGATTCAGGAATCGGTTCTTTTTCTATTGGTAATGGCGCTTTTTTTAACTGCAGCAGTCTCGCTAATGTTACCATTGGCCCTAACATAACATCTATTGGACAATACGCATTCCAAGGCTGCACTGCTTTGACCAACATTACGATCCCCAGCAACGTGACATCAATGGGAGGGTATACATTCTTTAACTGCTCTAGCCTTAAAACAGCCATCGTAAATTGCGCCTCGATGGGACATTATACATTCAGAGGTATCACTAGTCTAGTTGATCTTACAATAGGTAACTCCGTTTCCTCTATCGGAAATTACTGTTTTAGCGGCTGTACAGGTTTAACTAGTTTAGATATCCCCAACAGCGTAACCTCGATTGGAGGTAGTGCATTCTCTAACTGCACTGGCCTAAGACAAGTTACCATAAATAACGGTTCAATTGAAAGTTCTGCTTTTTATGGCTGCACTAATTTATCTCATCTTTCGATTTTGAGTGGTACAACCTCCATTGGCGCTTCCGCCTTTAATCAATGTTCCAGCCTAACAAATATTGAAATTCCAGATAGCGTTACGTCAATTGGTGAGCGAGCATTTGTTAGTTGTACTGGCCTTATTGATGCTACTATTGGCAACAGCGTAACGTCAATTGGAGATAGGGCATTTCAAAATTGCCCGAGTTTAAGAAGGGCTATTATATCTGAAAGTGTGACTTCTATTGGAAACTATGCATTCAGTACTTGCTCTGATATTAAAAATCTAACAATTGGTGGCTCTGTTACTTCGATTGGAAACTATGCATTCGAAAACTGTTCTGGCCTTACTGGCACTACTGTTCCCGATGCTGTTTCAGGAATCGGACAAGGCATATTTCAAAATTCAATTAATTTACAAAGTGTTAATATAAATAGCGGAACAAGCACGCTTGCAGCTATTCCTGATCGAGCATTTAATAATTGCTCTGGACTATCTAGTATTACAATTCCCACTGGCGTAGACTCAATTGGATTTTTATCTTTCGGTGATACTGCCGCCTTAACTACAATTAACTGCTTTCCAACAGACGCTCCAACGATCCACTCAAGTGCTTTTACTAATTCCTTAGCAACAGAAATTCACGTTCCATTTGGAGCTAAAGCAAGTTATGAACTTGCAGGAGATGGAACCACATATGGGGGTTTGACCATAATAGATGATTTATAATTTCTTGTAGTTGAATTTTCAATTACTATTCATATTATATAAATATGAGTAAAAAATTACATTTTGTATCTGGTCTTCCACGATCTTGTTCAACTCTCCTGTGCAATCTTTTGGCACAAAACTCAAGAGTCCACGCTACACCTACAAGCGCTTTGCATGAAATTGGCTACATAGCTAGGCAGGTTTTTCAGACCGAAGAAGCTAAATCAGTAGACATGGAAAATGTTTTAGAGCCTATGTATTTAGATTATGTAAAGTCTGGATGCGAGAACGCTTTTAACAATATTACAGATCGCCCAGTAGTTGTAGATAAGTGCCGCTCTTGGATTGGTCACTTAGATCAATTGTTTAAGATTTGGCCAGACGCCAAGGTTCTCGTGCCTGTCCGCGACATACGAGGAATCATCTCTAGTATGGAAAAAAAACGCCAACAGCACCCAGAAGTATTTAATCCCGTTGAACAACAAAACCCACAGGACTGGACTACGATTGATAAACGTGTTCAAGGTTGGCTTCAAACACCTCCTATTGGCATCGCAATAGAGCGCTTATACGAAGCTTCTCAAAGATTTGGCGATAAACTAATGTTTATTCATGCCGAAGAGCTTACAGAAGACCCACAAAGTATAATGAATAACATATGGGAGTATCTCGGAGAAGAGTCTTTCATTCACAATACTTCTAATGTCGAACAATATACCCAGGAAAATGATATAGGTTTTCCATATGGAGACCATATTATTCGTCAAAAAGTAGAGCCTCTAAAAAAAGATTGGCACGAAACAATTGGTCGCCAATTATCAGAGCAAATTGACCAAAAATTTAACTGGATTAATAAACTATAAACCTTGACTTTTAAAAAATTTACTTTATATTCTTTTATATGAGTAAATGGACGGAACAACAAAGGGGGGCTTTCTGGAAAAAAGAAGGTAAAAATGGCAAATATTTAGCTGGCTATGTAGTTATAGACGGTAAAAAGCATCCCGTCACCGTCTTTCCAAATAAGTACAAGGAAAAGCAAGCCCAACCAGAGTTTATTATCTATGAAACTTTTGACGGTTCTAACTAAAATGCCCAGCGATATCCAACGAATGCTTTATTCTTAAAAACGTCTGCGTCTTTGTTTAGTAAGTGCAAGCCTTGATAACCAACTTCAACATAGTGGTTCTCGTTATACTTCCAAGCAAAAGTTATACTTGACATAAACACTTCTTCTTCTCGCTCTAATCCAGCGTTATACCGATTACCAATATCTTTGTATGAAGTTAGAAGATGAGCTCCCATTATGTTTGCTTCAAGTTTTGGCGTGATTGGATATTTTATCATAAGAGATGTTTTTAAGTTTTCTTTCATGTTCCAATATGCTACAGATGAATCTAGCACTTCATACACAGTACCTAATAAAATTACCGTGCCTTTTTCAGTAAAGTATGTTATATTCGCACCATATGTAGGGGTTGAATATTCGGTTAGTGCGCCATATTGATCTTCTATTAAGGCATCGGTTATGCCATAGTTTACTTTTAGGATAGTCGATGGATTCATTATATACGAAAATTGTGCATAATACGCATCGGTATCAATTGCCCCACGAACTCCGCTATAATCTAAAAATGATTTCTTGCCTATTAATTCTAAAATAAAACGTTTGCCAAGAATTTGTTCTGCGCCAAACGTAAATGTATCTTTGGTAAAGTCGCCATTGGTTAATTCATTGCCAACTCCTACTGGCAAGTTTTCTGACCAACGTTTAATATGGCTTTCGTAACCAGCTTTAAGTTTTAAGAGATGCCGAGGTTTCCACGTTAGCATGTACGAACTCTTATATATGAAGTAAGTTACATCTAGATCGTCATCAAGGTCGCTTGGCTCTCTTTCTAAATGAGAGAATGAATCGGTAGAATTAAGAATAAGCTTCGGTGTTATTTCATATTGACCTCTCATGCCAATGTTACCAAATATTAATGTTTTATTATCAACGCTTCTGTGTCTTATTTCTGGTTGAGCTTTTAGATTTATTAAGTCTCTAAAGAATTTGCCTTCTACTCCTAGCGATTGGCTGAAGTAAAAGGTCGATGTTTGATCAGGCGTTCCAGCTGCCCGCATAAACACATTATCATCGTAGAATATTCTGCTGAATGAAGTAAGCTTAAACTTCTTCTCTGCATAGAGAGTAGACGCTATTAATAATAAAACTATAAGAAACTTACGCATTCTTCCTGTTAATTGCTACATACAAGAATGCAGCCCAACCAAAGAGTAAAGCGTAAATTGATGGTTCGGGCACTGTACTAAAATATAATTCGCTTGGTCCGTTTATTTCAATATCCATCGAGCCAAGAGCATCAGGTTGAAAAGAAGTAAACACGACCAAATATTGCTTTTCTTCTAAATCGAATAGACCGTCGAATGCACCTTCGCCTACACCAGTTCCCTGACCACTACTAAGACTTTGGCCTCCTCCCCATCCAAAAGTAGATGATGAGTTAAAAATGTCTGGCATATTCGTTATAACGTTGGTTAAATCAAAATTGTCTGCATCATATAACAACACTTGCGTATCAGTCGTAGAACCAGCTGATCCTTGCAATGAGCTTGAGTAATTAGAAAAACGAAAATCATCGCCTGCACTATCGGGTGTCATGTATATGTACTCGTAATACGTACGCTGAGTTTCTGGACCACCGAAACCTGTAATGTATTGGTCGTCTTCTAAGACAACATCTAAGTCGTAGTAAGAATAATTTTGTGTTTGACCAGTGAGTGGTCCGAGTATGCTAATGCTAGCAGATGCCGATGTCGTGAGTAATAGTAGTAATGTAATCAGTTTTTTCATTTTTTAAATATGTTTTTAATAAAGTTAATTGCGTCCCCCAATAAGCCGAAAAATCCAGATTTTTTTTCACCCTTGGGGAGAATGTGAAACACGATAGATAAAATACCGATTGTGGCTATTGCCATCTTAAATAAATTACCTTTTGCTAATTCTATTATTTCTTGTATCATTTTTTTATGTGGTTAAAGGGCCAGATGGAGACACTACAATAGCATCGTCTGGTGTTAATACTGCTGGAAGCTCTGTCTCAATAATTTCTCCAGCGTCATTGCTCTCTATGTCTGAGTGCGGTTTAATTGGGTCTAGTTCGTCGATTGGAGCCTCTTCTACCTCTACTACCTCTGGAGCCTCTTCAACGGCTTCTTGGCCTGTTTCTGTTGATTCTGACTGCTCTGCTTCAGCTTCCGTCTCTTCTTCTGCCACCTGTTCAACTTCTTGCTCGGGTTCTGACTCTTCTTCTGGCTCTTCAGCTTCCTCTTCATCATCTCCTCCAAATAGTCCACTAAAGAAGCCTCCTTTCTTTTTCTTTTTTGGCTCTTCCTCTGCTTCTTCTACGGGTTCTTCGGCTTCCTGTTCAGATTCTTCCTCTGCAACTTCTTCAGTTTCCTCGGATTCAGACTCCTCAGATTCTTTTGGTTCTTCCGTATCCTCTGATTCTTCGGTTTCTTCAGTCTCGTCTGACTCTTCTGGCTCTTCACTCTCTTCGGCTTCCTCAGACTCCTCGCTTTCTTCAGATTCGCTCTCTTCAGATTCAGACTCTTCTGATTCTTCAGCCTCTGCTTCTTTTTCTGCTTCTCTTTCTTCTCTCTTTGCTGCCCTCTCTTCTTTAGCCTGCTCTCTCTTAGCTTCTTTTTCTGCTTCCGCTTCCGCTTCTTCTGCGGCTTCAGCCTCTGCCTTTGCTTCAGCTTCTGCTTCTTCCGCAGCTTCTTCCGCCTCTATTCTTTCTTGCTTATCTTCAACAGTTTCCATTTCATCTGCTACCTCTAATAAGCTTTCAGATGCAGATTCCAAGGCTCCACCCACCATTGGTATATTTTCAATGATTGGTATGCTATCAATAAGGTATGCGGCGTTTTCTATAAAATAATTGTTAAATGTTTGCCCATATTCAACTTCGATCTCTCTAACTATCTCGGTAAATTCTTCTGTTGAATCAATAACAGTTTCAGCTTGGAAATATGTAGCAGAACTCATCGCTATTACTCCAGCTGCCCCAAGACCCTGTACGTTAGTTACTATTTGACCAACGTATTGACCAGCCCCCTCTAATGCACCACCACCCGTTGAAGACGCAGTTTGACCAACTCCAGGCTTGCTTTTCTCTTTTTCTGGCTCTTCTTCTGGCTCTTCCCACTCAAAGGCTTCGACTCCGCCTTCTTTCATAATCACCCACATAGCCTCCTTTAGCTTGGCCTCATCTGGGTCATATGGGGGCTTGCAGAATTTTTTTACTATTCTTTGTGCTTCTTCTGGAGAAAGTTTCTTTGGCATAAAATATTTTACACCATGACGCTATAAATTTGACCCTAACTCATATAATAAGTTAAAAATAACACATTTCAAATATTTTTTTAAATTTATTTAAAAATAAAATCATGTTTTTACTTGACTTTGTCATTTTTTATGACAATATAGGTTATATGGCTAAAAAAACAAAACCAGGTGCTGATTTAAGAGCGCCGAATCCAACCAAAAGAAAACTCATGGGTCGCTCAAGCGGCGCACTTGTACACAACGATCATGTCGGTCATTTGGTAACTCCAAAGATTGATAAGGCTATTAAAAATAATTTAGAGAAAAAGTAATGCT